ACCCGGAGAAACATGTGGACGAAGTTGTACAAATAAAAGAATGTGGGAAAGAAGACGTTTACAATCTGGAAGTTGAAAATAATCATAATTTCTTTATAAATGGCGGTTTATGTGTTCATAATTCAGCTGCCGTTAGATATGGGTTAGAAAAATATATTTTAGATAAAAAAATAAAATTTGGTGTTGCGAGGTGAGTAATAAAATGTATACTTGTAAAAAATGTGGTAAAACTTTTGATATACCGTTAACTATACCCGCCGATTCTGCTTTTAAAAAATCAATTATGTTTTTAATTGGCGGATTCTTTACATGTGGGTTATTGTGGTTATTGTCGCCAATGGCTTTAATTCCACAAAAGGATATAAAAAAATGTCCTCATTGCTCTAGTGTGATTAAATAGAAAGGGTGATATAATTGACAAAAGATCTATTTACTAGACAGCAATATAATATTATTGGTCAAGGTGGTTATAAGTGCCCATGTTGTAACGATTATCATTCTAAAAAGAAAGCTAGGTTAAACAGGATTAAACGACGAAAATTAAGAAATTATACTGATAAACAAGTTTTAAACTATTTTAATGAAAGGAAGTGTTATTCTTGAGTAATATAATCAAAATTTTGGAAGAAGATTTAAAAAAGAAAGTAGGAAAATATTACGCTAGGTCATATTATGATTATAAACCAAAACAGATACAAAACGAAGTTAATGTTTATTCAGACGACCATAAAATACATACAGTAAAAAATAACAACGGTAATTGTTTTCTTTATACTAATTATTTTAAATTGTTGGTTAATCAAAAATTAAATTATTTGTTGGCTAAGGACCCAGAAATAAAAATTAGTAATTCAGATATTACCGTAACAAGTATTGTGGATATGTTAGAGGAAGGTTTATTAAATGCTTCTTTGGATACAACTGCATGGCTACACTTTTATGTAGATAATAATAAATTAGATTGGATATTTGTACATGATAGCGAAATAATACCAATATATGATAAATACAAGAAAAATATTATAGAGGTTATAAGATATTTTTCAATTGATAAAGATACTTATAAAGTTGAAACATGGTCGAAAAATGGTGTTAAAGTTGAAGTAATAGCAAAAGATAAAATTCAAAGTAGCGAGATATTACACCATTATGAAGAAACTACTTATTATCAAGGTAAAATTGAAAGCGTAGAAGGTAAAAATTTACCCTTTATACCTTTTATACCTTTGTTTAATAACAGGTCTAAAACGCCAGATATTGACGGAATAAAAGAATTAATTGACATGTATAATTCTATTAATAGTGGTTTTGTAGATAATATTAATTTATTTCAAGAAGCTATTGTTAAATTAAAAGGATTTACAGCAGATACAGAACAGTTAGAAACAATTAGTAAAAATATGCGTAAGTATAAAATTGTAGGTTTACCGAATGGTGGCGGCGATAATGTAGATATGGACTATATGTCTATAGAAATACCTGTTGAAGCTAGAAAGGTTATTTTAGAACTATTAAAAGAAAATATCTTTAAAATTGGTCAAGGTTTAGACCCTGATAGATTAGCCGGGGAATCAAATGTTACTAATGTAGTAATAAAATCAAGATACTCACAGTTAGACATGAAGGCTAATGGTTCCGAAAAACAATTAAAACTATTTTATGAAAAGTTTGTTGATTGTTGGAATAGTTTTAATAATTCGAATGTAGATAAAAATATTACTTTTAATAGGTCTATGATATTTAATGAATCCGAAGCAATAGACAATTGTTTAAAATCCATTAACATGTTACCAATGGAATTAATACTTGAAAATCACCCATTTGTAAAAGGTGACGCAAAAAAAGTATTAAATAATTTTGAAAAAGAAAAAGAAGAAAACATGAAAAGACAACAGGACCTTATGAAAAAAGAAGAAAACGACACCAACAAAATGACAACTAATGATTTAAAATAAATAAGTCTACTAGTATAAACCTATTCATTATGGTATAATATATTTATAATATATTTAATTAAATTTATTATTCAAATCATGGAATCGCAACCATGCAAAAAAGCGTATAAAATTTCGGGAACAAAACCCGTAAAAATAGGAAGGAAGTATTTATCATGAGTGAGAAAATTAAAAGTTTAATTGGTGAAGAGTTATATAATAAAGTATTAGAAAAAGGTTTAAAACCGGAAGACTTCGATATGATTAACGACGGTAATTGGATACCAAAACCTAGATTCAACGAAGTTAATAATAAATTAAAAGCGACCGAAGACAAGGTCAAAAGTTATGAAAAGCAAAAACTTGAAACAGAACAGTTAATATCAAAAAATGAAGAATTAAAAGCTAATTATGATTCTTTAAAAGAAAGTCACGTTAACGAATTGGCGGCAAAGGATAAGGAAATTTTAAATGTCTCTAAACAATTTATGGTAGAACAAAAATTGAGAGAAGCAGGCGCCAAACATACCACTTTGTTAATGAAAGATATTGATTTAGAAAAAGTAACGGTTGATAATAATAATTTATTAGGTTTGGACCCGATACTTGAAGGCTTAAAAACTAATTATGCTGATTTATTTGTCACTAAACAAACAAGTAATAATACAAGTCAATCAAATAACTCCAATAATAGTAATAATCAAAACACGGGGGAAATTGATTGGGAAGAAAAATTAAAAAATATTTAAACAAAAATATAAAAATGAAAGGTTGTGTTTTTTGTGGGTAATAGTTTTTCTTATCCAAACGTATATAAGAAGAAAATGGACGACGTTTTTAAAGCCGCTGCAGTAACTTCTATTTTGGAAGCTAATCCCGACGCTATCAGCTTCGCAGGAACCGAAGAGCAGGAATTTAAAGTTCAAAAAATTGCATTGCAAGGATTGGGAACTTATTCAAAGACTAATGGATATACCGACGGTGATATTGTCGAAACATGGGGAACTTATACATTCGGTCAGGATAGGTCAAGAAAATTTAGTATTGACGCAGTTGACGAAATAGAAGCGTTTGTTAAAATTGCAAAAATTGGTGCTCAATTTACTAGAGAATATGTAGCTCCAGAAATTGACGCTTATAGATTCCATAAAATTTGTGATTTATGCAACGTTGACGCAACAGCAAACTTAACAGTTGATAATGTTGTTGCAGCAATAGACACAGGTATTCAAACATTAGACGACGCCGAAGTACCACAAGAAGGTCGTGTTATGTTTATATCTAATGAAGTAAGTAATTTATTAAAAAATTCCGGTGAATTTTTCAAAATGAGGGTAACGCATGATAATATGGTTACTAAAATTAATAGAAAAATATCAATGTTAGACGATATTCCATTAATTAGAGTACCAAAAGCTAGATTTTATAGTGAATTTACTTTTTATGACGGTATTACTAATGACGGAACAGACCAACGCCCCGGCGGATTTGTACCGGCAGACGGCGCCACTCAATTAAATTTTATAATTGCGCCTATTAATGTTCTTTTAGGTATTATAAAATATATTGACCCAAAAATCGTTGATAAAAAGTATAATACAACAGCTGATAAATGGATATATGCATTAAGAATATATCATGAATTGTTTATTTTAGATAATAAATTAACCGGTGTATACATTCACAAAAAGAATAGTTAAATTAGTTTTAAAGGGGTTTGATTTATAATGCAAGAAAAAATAATTGATTATTATGCCAAAATCTCAGATATGGCAATTGAAAATTTAAAGCAAGAAAAACAATTTCAATTTAGAAAGCATTTAACAAATCATTCCCTTTTGAAAGTTGTTGAGAGTCATTATGAGAGTATAACAAATAGTGACGAAGCTAAGAAAATGATAAATGATTACATGGTATCAATGAATAATATGTATGTTCCAGCTAAAAATGAATACAATAAAACTTTACAACTATTAAAAGCCACAAATGATCCATTGCTTAAACAGAAAATCATAGACGAATACTGTGAAAAAGGTATACATGGGTTTACTGCTAAGAATGGAGCAAGGTGGAATATAGAAACGTATTCAAATATGTGTACCACACAATTTAATAATGATTTGGTGAGGTTAAGTGTATTAGAGACTAGAAAGCAAGGGGATAAATTCAAAGTATCTGGACATGATAAAGCGTGTTCTTTATGCGTACCATTTGAGGGTAAAATTTTAACGTATGAAGAATTACAAAAGGCTAAAGAAGCTGGATTATTTCATGTCCGGTGTAAACATTTTATAACAAAGGTTTGATAATTATGGAAAGAACCGAAAAAGAATTAGAAAGATTAATACTACCTAATATCAAAACGGAAACGCCATTAAGAAAGTGGCAACGTCGATATTTAGGAGCATTGACGAATGAATACCGCCAAGTATGTCTATATTTTATAAAATTATATGGCGGTAAAGTGAAGGGGTGATTTAAACGTGAATACTTCACAAGCAAATATTAGAGCAAGTATGGGTGGTTATGGTGGAACAGTTAGAACCGCCGGAACATATACAGGAAAATTTTGTGCTATTAAAGCAATGGAAGACAGCGTTGTGACTGCTACCGGTAATATAACAGGTTTAACAAGTTTAACCATATTAGGCGGCGACGTGGTACCGGGTGAGTTTACGAGTGTGACGGTTGCCAGTGGTAAAGTAATATTGTATTATAATATTGAAGGTGAAGTTTAATGCTAGATATTACTTTAAAAAACCGGGTTAAAGCTGGAAAGATAGCATATAAAAATTTATCTGTAAATGCTACAAAAGATTGTTTTATTAATATATGGGAACCTGATAATAAATACAATTTGGATAATATACAAATATATAATGGTGGTGTTTTAGATTCTTTGTATGGTTTATTATATTTTGACTTATCAAGTATAATTGGTAAAACTATAAAAAAAGGCAATTTAAAACTATATGCTGATAATTTAGTATCAGAAACTATTATTGGTATGAATATTATTACTTCTAGTTGGGTTGAAGATAACACAACTTGGAATACAAAACCAACTATCACCGAAACAATTTATTATCAAAAATCCGTTCCTATTGGTTCGGGTAAATGGAAAACTTTTGATATAACAAATCTTATACAAACAGTCGCCAACGGCGCTATATATGAAGGTATATGGTTATTTGTTGGTAATGAATACACGGATTATCGTTGGTGTCAATTCGGTAGTAAAGAAAGTGATAATAAACCAGTCTTAGAGATTGGATACGTATAATTTAATATTGTTTTGACAACTTTGATAATATCGAAAATAATTATAAAATAATTGAAAGGAAGTGTAATACATGGCTTATACATTGAAAGGTAAGCTAGATTCTATTGGTGAAGGTCTATCCAATATCGATACAGCGGCAGAAATATTAGGAACCGCCGCCGATTCTATAGCTACACAATTAACAACTATTGATTCTTTAGTAACTGCAATGGACGAAGCAGCTACAACTATTGATTCAGTCGCTAACGTTATGGAAAACGTACCAAATTTAGTTGATAGTGTAGGAACCGCAGTTGAGGATAATGATTCTTTGATTGATTCTATAGGTGCCCAAATTACGTCTAAAGCATTGGTTGATAGTGCTTATAATGCAAGTGCCGAAACTAAAATTGATTCCGTAGGAACACAAACAGATAGTAATGGAAGTGCGATTGATTCACTTGGAGTTATCGGTTCCGATTTAATAGTCGACGCCGCTAGTGTGGGAACAAAAGCAGCCGAAGTTTTAGCGCAAGCAAATTCAAATGGTGGTGTTATTGATTCTATTGGTACAACTTTAGATTCTATTGGTACAACTATAGATTCAGCCTGTACAACTTTATATTCGGCAGGTACAACTATAGATTCTATGGGTACCGCTTTAGATTCAGCAGGTACATTACTAGATTCTATTGGTACAACTATAGATTCGGCTGGTACAACATTAGATTCTCTTTGTGGAACTATGGACGATTTAGCAAATACAACTATTGATAGTATTGGTACATTATTAGATAGTGCAGGTACAACTATAGATTCAGTAGCTACTAAAACAGATAGTGTAGGCACTAAAACAGATAGTGTAGGCACTAAAGTTGATAGCACAGGCGCAAAATTAGATAATTTAGTAGGTACAACTATAGATTCTATGGGCGATTTATTAGATTCTGCCGGTACAACTATAGATTCTATTGGAGGAACTATCGACGATTTGATAGGAACAACAATTGATTCAATGGCTACAAAACTTGATAGTATAGGAACACAGGTTGATAGTAATGCTACCGCTTTAGATAGTTTATTATCTTATTGGTCAATTGGAGCGTAAAAGAAAGGGATTAATATTATGAAAATAGCACATGTGGCACCGTTCGCCCCGAATAGGTGTGGACTTTATGAAGCAGCTCGAGATATGGCTAGAGCTGACATTTACGGTGGTAATACAGTTTATTTTATAGACTCAGGTATAACCATAAATGGGAAGCGTGAAAAGTCACAAATTGGAGTTATAGACGATAGAGCCGATTTTAAATTAACAACGGCTAAACATGAACTATTAAACGACGCCGATATAATAATTATGCATACTGGAATAAGTGACTCATATTTAGTTAAAAATCAAGCCCCATTGATTTGGGTTGTGCATGGTAGACCATTAGCTTGTTTTAGACCTGAGAGAATGAAAAAAGGTCAAAGTTATTCTTTATATAACACCGTCGCCAAATGGAAGAGAACAAAAGGAATGTTATACTTTTGGCGTGAATTTCAACCACATTGGGACGGTGTTTTAGAAGGAAAAGATATAATTTTACCTTATCCAGTGGTTGACGAAAATAGATTTAACACTAATAAAGAAAAATATCAATTTAAAAATCCCGGAAAGATTAATATATTGGTTTGTGATTCAGAACGTGAAGACATAGATTTATATGAATTAACTGTTGGATTGATAGAAGCAGCCAAGCAATTTCCGGAAATTAAAATACATTTTTATGGCTTAAATATGCCAAATGGTAAACTCGATAACTGTTATAATATACTTTTAGGAAGACTTAAAAATTTAAATTGTTTGGGTGATATATCGGGAAGGGTTAGAAATATGGAAACCTTATATAATGCGGCAGATTGTTTAATATCACCAAATAAAATAATTACTCGAACAATAGGCGAGGCTTTAAGTTGTGGGTGTTCTGTAATTAGTCAAAATAACTCATTAAATTTAGTTAGTGATTATACTTGTGATATGTCAGAACCTAAAGACGTAATAGAAGCAATAAGTTTATTTGTTAATGATTTTAAAAATAATAGTATTAATAGAGATAGCATAAAAACAAGGGCAAAAGTTTTTTCTTTAAAAGTGTATAGTGATTATATGAATGAAGTATATAATAAAGTTATAAGTGGGTGATTAAATGGTTAAGCTTGTTAACAGAACAGGAAAATTTATGAAACAATTGCGAGATAATGAAAGGGCTATGCTTGAAGCAATGGGTAAATTTTGTGTTAGTAAAATGGATATCCATGCCGCGGTCGATACCGGCTATATGAGAAGTCGTAATACATATGTTATAAATCGCAATGAGTTAATGTTAATGAATGACGCGCATTACGCAGTGTATCAAGAATATGGTACCTATAAAATGAAAGCACACCCATTTATGAGACCAGCAGCTTATAATTATGTAAATGATTTAAAAAGAATAGCGGCGGAATATTTAGGAAAAGGTATATAAGGGGGTTATAATATGGAAATTGATAAATTAGAATATTATATTGGTCAAAGACTTATTACTTTAACCGATATTAATGTTTATAATAAAAAAGCACCAGATAAAGACGACATATTCCCTTATTTAGTATATAAATTTTACGCTTGTAATTATAGTGTAAGACATAGAAAAGATTGGGTTTTAGAAATAGATTATTGGAACGACTCCAACGACGATACTAATATAATAGAAGCTTCTATTAATGTTAAAAATGGTCGTACGATTGACGAAGTTAATTATATAGGATTGAATAAAAGTACACAAAACGAAGTCGAAGGTTTTTATCAGTGTCATATTGATTTTGAAGGTAGTATACCAGATACAGAACCAAATATATCAAGGTATAATCAAAGATATATTGTAAAAGTGGATTAACTTATACAAATTTATTTTAATAATCTTATTTATAATAATTTATATTAAAGAAAATCCTCAAAAATTTTAATAAGAAAGGAAGTGATTTTATGTCAATTCAAGCAGTAGAAACAACTATACCAGTAGCTAACGACATAATAATGGGGGAATTTAAAGCGTATGCAAATTACGGATTACCTAGTCAAACATTGTTAGGTGCTACTAGAGACGGTTGTAAAGTTGATATAGAAAGACCTATAAAAGAATTAGCTTTTGACGGTGCTTATGGTCCAACTTTAGATAGTGACGGCGTACCGTTAATTAGATATGAAAAGTTAATTGGCAGAATTACATTGAACAATTTATATTTAAAATACTTCAATAAAAAAGTTATAAGTGACTGCGAATCAACCGGTACATGGGAATCAAAAGATTGGGGTGGCACTGGTGGAACATATACCGCCGAAACCACAATTGTTAATAGCGGTTTACAATCTGCTAAATGTAGTATAGCGGCAGAACAGACAGGTCATGGAATACATGAAGTTTTTGCGACTAGTAAAAGTTTAGCGGTTTTTGACAATCTGGAAGTATCAGATACCGCCGATTATATCGGATTTAGTATTTATATAACCGCTGCAGATTTATTAGTATTAGGTACCGATTCAATCGATATTAATTTCCATAATGATATTGAGGGAACAGTTACAAATGGGTATAAATATTCCGTTGAAGCTGCAGATTTAACAGGTAATCAATGGAATAATTTAAAAATTGCGAAAAGTGCATTTACTAAAGTTGGCGACGAAGGAGCATGGACAGGTGTTACGGGTGTTAGTTTTTCAATACCAGACGAAACCAACGACGCTATTGTTTTTTATGTTGATAGTATCGAATTAATCCAAAATCAATCCGATTCTGCAATTATTCCAGTTAACGGTTCAGGGTTTGGATACACTAACGAAACAACATACAAAGAATATACTCCAAATCTTGAAATTACAGATAGTGACTATTTGGAAAATATAACTTTAGTAGGTCAAAGATTAGACGGTAATAAGGTTAAAATAGTATTAAAAACCGTATTAAATGACGGTAATATTAGTTTAGCCTTTGAATCAAAAGACGAAGTTGTACATGAGACACAATTTACAGGACATTATAAAGTCGGAGCCGGTTTGGTATGTCCAATAGAACTTTTTGAATATGTAGCATAAAATAAATATAAAAGAAAGGAGTGATTTTAAATGGCAACAAATACATTTAGCCCAGCGGTTATTGAAAAAGCGAAAGATTTATTGTTAGGTGAAGGTGTTTTATATGTAAATTATGAGGAAGACGGACAGGCTGTAATAGGAGCAACACGCGGCGGTAGTAAATTAGAAATTGATTGGTCTAAAAAAGAAGTTGATTATGACGGATCTATGGGACCCACTAAAGGAATGAGAAGAACGGAAAGATTTGTAGCTAAATTTGTTATTAATTTTTTAAAATTAACTTATACAAACTTAGCTTATGGATTAAATGTTACGGTGTCCGACGGTACAGACCAAGACGGAACATATAAAAAAATATCGTTTAATCTTACCTTTGCAAGTACCGACGTTTTAAAAAATATCACTTTTGTAGGATATAAAGCAGACGGAACATATTGTATAATTAAATTAGAAAATGCATTTAATATGGATAATATAAGTTTAGAATTTAAAGAAAAGGACGAAGTTGTCAGCGAAATGACGTATACAGGTTTTTATACTTATGCGGCACCTACAACACCACCACTTGTTATACAAGAGGAAAACGCCTCTTAAAATACTTTGACGTGTTAGCGCTTAATTTACTATAAAATTGATTTAAAAGTGTGTTGTGGGATATGGGTGTAAATTACCCAAGTGAGAATAAAAGACCTTAGAAAAGGCAAAATATTAATCGTGAGAGGTGTTTAAAATGAAAGAAAGAAAGTTAAGAAAAAAAGAAGTTATGATAGTATCAAGAATTTTGGAAGACGTAAATTTTAAATATTATGTTGAATATTTATTGTCAAACAAAATTGATAAAATTTTAAAAGCTGGCGATAGCAAAAATGATAAAATTGTTATGATTATGGGTGATATCATGGCGTTTATTCTTCAAAATGTTAATAAAGCAGAATCTAACATTGACGCTTTGTTTATGTCATATAAAGAATTAACACAAGAACAGGTTGACGAAATGGAAGTTGACGAATATATCGAAACTTTAAAGACTGTATTTATGGCAGGAGTACCGTCTATAATTGCCGATTATGTAGATTTAACCGAGGTTAAAAAAAAGTTCAACAACAGTCTAAAACCGAAAAATTAACCGATAGAGAATTATTACAGGGTGTAGCCGAAAATTATAATTTCGTTAGAGTTTTTTTTACAGACGAAAATATAATTGAACCAATAATTAGATATTATAAAGATTTTAATTATGTTAATTATATAATGAACCTGTCATTTAAAGACGGGTTCAAGTTATATTTAAAATGTATAGATTTGATAAAAGAAGACCAAGAAAAAGAAGTAAAAGACCATATCAGACAAATATGGTTGATTGAAATACAAAATGGATACAAAGGAGATTTCGAAAGTTATTATAAATCAAAAGTTATAATTTCGGAAAATAAAGTTTTAGGCAAAAATTTTAGAGATTCCGAAGAAAAAAGAATTTTAAACGATATGGACGGTAAAAATAATATTAAATTAAAAGAAAGGGTGTTTGACTTATGATTGTTAACAGAAACGAAGTAAAAGCACTATTACAGATAGACAATAACGACAATGATTCTTTTATAGATTTGAATTTACCTATAATTGAGCAAATTATATGTGACTATTGTAATGACGACTTTACAGATATAAACTTTGATTATTTTTCGTCAAATACAATTACTTTTTTAAATTCTGATAATAGTATTAATTATTCTAATATTGGGAATAAAAAATTAGTTGAAGGTGATACAATAAGGGTTTACAAGTCATTAAGAAATAATCAGACTTTTACAATAGATAGTATTACAACAAATAAATTAATTGTTGATAGTATTGATACAATTACAACCGAAGACGAAGGAAAGCACGTATATATAACTAGAATTGATTATCCAAAACCTTTAAAATTGACAGCTTCTAAAATGCTTAATTTTTTATTGGCTGATTTAGACGGAGACAAAACGCCGGGCGCAAAAAGCGAAAAAATAGACGATTATAGTGTCACTTATGAAGATAATTATCAGGGATTTCCTTTGTCAATAATGAAATCTTTAAATAGTTATAGACAATTATATAAAATAGATCTTTTCAATAGTAAACGTTTGGGGGTTTAACTCATGGGAATTAAAAGGTTTTATATACCATGCCAAAAACTTAAACCAACTGAAACAACAAACAGCCGTTTAATACCAGTAACAACGTACGTAACAACAGATATAGAAGGATATGTGGGAAGCGGTTCCGATACTATAATGCGAGTAGCAGACAAAGACACTGTCGAAACTAGATTTAAATTTTATTGTAATGATTTTACTTTAGCGTTAGGCGATTTAATAATATATGAAGGTGCTACTTATGAAGTGGTTGGACAACCTAGAAATACAGCACACAGAAACCACCATATAAAAACACTAATCAGAAAAGTAGACAATATAAAACAAGATAAGGGGGTGTAAAGTATGCAAATAGCGGATTTATTTTATAGCATAAGAGGTGAAGGCTTCGAACAATTAGAAGGAAAATTAAATAAATTATCAGGAACGTTGGGCAAAATAGGTCAAAAAATGGCTATAGCTGGCGGTATATTAACGGCGTCTATAACTGTACCTATAGTCAATTTAGCTAAAGAATCAGTAATGTTAGCTAGTGATATTGGCGAATCTATGAACGTTGTTAATGTTGTATTTGAGGAAAATGCCGATAACGTTAAAAAATGGAGCAAGACATTATTAGATAGTTTTGGATTGACAGAACGCGAAAGTTTACAATATGTTGGAATATTAGGTTCTATATTTGACGCACAAGGCTTCACGGCAGAATCTACTAAAAAAATGAGTAAAGAAATGGTCGAACTAGTCGGGGACGTATCCTCTTTTTATAATTTAGAACACGAAGAGGCTTTTACTAAAATTAAAAGTGGTTTGACTGGTGAAGCGGAACCATTAAAAGCTATTGGTGTCCTTGTAGACGACACAACCGTAAAGCATTATGCAATGGCACATGGTGTTAAAAAATCATGGTCGGAAGTATCACAATCTGAAAAAATGAACTGGCGTTATAAAGTCATAATGGAAAAACTTAAAAAAGTACAAGGTGATTTCAACAGAACCCAAGACCAGTTTGCAAATAAATTGA